TGTAAAGTGGGATGAAGATAAAGCCGAGTTCTTACTTGATTTGGATGGTCAAAAGTTTTGGTCAAATCCATTCAGGATTCAGAATTGTGGCTAACTAGTATATATCAACACCTAGTCAAAAACCCTTATAAAACAATGTTTTAAAGATGAAAAAAACAAATTACTACGAAATTTGTAATCAAAAATTGAAGTATTTAAATTATTCAGATAGGACAATTAAGTCCTATCTTTTTTATATTAACCAGTTTTTAAATAGTATTAAAATATCACCAACAAGGCTGACATCCGGTGATTTCCAATCCTATATGGATAATTATAACTTTACTTCGATATCACAACAAAACCAAGTAATTAACGCAATTAGGTTTTTATATAAATTCGGTTTGGATAAGAAATATGATAAAGTAAGTTTTAAGAGACCAAAGTCAGAAAAGAAATTACCAAAAGTTATTGATGGGGAGTTCATAAAAACCCAACTTTCAAAAATTGAAAACATTAAACATAAGGCATTATTAACTATAACATATTCAGTTGGTCTAAGAGTTTCTGAGGTGGTTAACCTAAAAATAGAAGACATAGATCCCAAAAGGATGATAATTCATATTAAAAACGCTAAAGGTAGAAAAGACAGAATCGTACCATTATCTCAAAAGGTTTTGGAGTTATTAAGAAATTATTTCACACAATATAAACCAAAAGAATACTTATTCAACGGACAAACTTCATTGAAATATAGTCCAAATAGTTGTAACAAGATTGTTAAAAAATATTTGGGTGAAAATTATCACATTCATCAGTTAAGACATTCTTGTTTTACAAATATGTTAGAATCTGGTGTTGATATCAGAATTATCCAGAAAATCGCGGGTCACAGTAATGTCAAAACTACTGAAATATATACACACGTCTCAAATCAATTATTATCAAAAATTAAATTACCAATCTAATTTTTTACTATATTTGTAGAATGTTAGAAGTTTTGGAAAAATATTACAATGATGGTTTGGTCTACAAACAAGTTCACCCCACTTTACCATTAACCATATGGAACTATAGTGAAAAAGTTCAGTATGAGGTTTTATGGGATGAGGTGACTCTACAAGCTCGTGGACTAGTAACCGATGACAAAGGTAATGTTGTTGCAAGACCTTTTGCTAAATTTTTTAATCAAGAGGAAGGTAAACACACCACTACCTCTGACTTTGATGTATACACCAAATTAGATGGCTCTTTAGGCATATTGTTTCATTATGAAGGACAATGGGTGTTCGAAACCAGAGGTTCCTTCACTTCCGACCAATCTGTTAAAGGATTTGAAATGTTATCCAAATATGGTTACGATAAACTCCACAAAGATTATACTTACTTGTTTGAGATAATATACAATGACAACAGAATAGTTGTGAGATACGATTATGAGGATGTTGTATTACTTGGTATGATACATACTAAAAGTGGTGAAGAAATAGATATACATAACGGACCAAACAGGTTTATGAATATGATATCTAACATAGGTCTAAAGGTGGTTAAGAAATATGATGGTATATCTGATTACAAAACTCTTAAAAGTCTTATAAAAGACAATGAGGAGGGTTATGTAGTAAGATTCTCCAATGGCGACCGAATGAAAATAAAAGGAGAAGAATATTTGAGATTACATAAGATAATGACTAATGTATCTACTACTTCCATATGGGAAATGTTAAGTACTGGTCAGGATGTTAATCAAATACTTAAAGATGTTCCTGATGAATTCTTTGATAAGATAAAATCCTATGTTAAAGAGTTAAGGTATAAAAAAATGTCCATAACTGAACATGCTGGTAAGTTGTTTGATTCTTACTATGAAAGTTATGATGGTGATTTACCTGAGAAATCTAAATATGCTCAATGGGTATTGGGGATGGATAAACACCTACACCCAATACTCTTTAAAATGTATGATAGAAAAGATTATCATGACTATGTTTGGAAATTAATAAAACCTGAATTTAAAAAATTATAAAGGTGTGAATAATCACACCTTTTATTTTTGTATGATATTTATCTTTATATGAATATTAAAAAAATTATAAGAAAAGAGATATTGAAAGAAAGCCAATTAAGTTTATTTGGTGGCCAACCTAGTAGTTATAAAACATGTTCTCATTTTACAAATAAAGATGAGAATGAATTATGTCATAAAATAGAAAGTTTAAAAACTTTTTTATATAATGATTATGGTTTAGGTCTAAAAAATATCATTAACTCCAAATTGGAGGAAATGATGGCTTTAAAAGATGTTAATCCGGATTATCAAAAACCATTAAAATTATTATATGATACCCAAAAATATAATCAAGAAGGTAGGTATGATTATATATCCGAGACAGAGGGTTATTATGAGAATGTATCTTTAAAATCTGTTAATAGAGTTTTCGACCAAAACGGTAATTTTGATTACATAAACAAATTAAATACAAATTATGCTGATTTAGCTGAACTATTAACCGAACTTTTAAAAAGAGGTAACATGGTCCAAAAGTTAAACGCTAAAAATAATTTAGGTGTCAAAAGTTATTTATTATCGATAAAAGACAAACTAGAAAAAGTTTTAGATAAATATATAGACATTAGTGAATACCGTAGTTTTGTTAGGAATACCACTTCTAGGTCACAAATAGGTGAACAAGCTGAAAATGATGTAAGAGATATATTGGAGAAATATGGTATGAAAACACTATATCAAGGAGGTGATGGTGATTTCATTGATATGTTATTTGGTACCGATTTAATTATGAGTGATAATGGTAAAACTATAACCATACAAGTTAAAAATAGGGAAAATCAGGCCAAATCAGATTTAGCTTCATGGAAATATAAAAAGGTTGACTTTTTGGTTGCCCCAATCGATAATGGTATTATCATGTTTGATCATAAAGGTGGTGAAACCAAAATTGATGAGGATGGCAACCCAATGTAATTAATGCGACCAACACACAAAATACGTAAATTTAGATTTGATGATTCGTTAGATATTCATACAACTTCTATTACAGTTGAAGGTAATAATAGAACAATACGTACAATATGGTCACCCGAATTAACACAAGATTTACAAGCATATCACGGAATAGATGTTGAGTCTGAATTAACACGGTTATTATCTGAAGAAATTGCTAGAGATATTGATAGACAAATCATTCAAGATTTAGTAAGAGTACAACCGTTAGATGGTCCCACAGACCAATTATTTTATTTTGATTTTCAATACGGAATATCTGAACCCACAGTTTATGGTGATGGTTCTTGGAGTTTGGAAAACCTGTATGAAAGTATTATAGGAATCAGGTCCGAAATTAGGAAATTTCAGTTCGTTTAATTATTTTTGTATATATTTATTAATAAATAAGTTTGACATGCAAAATAATTTTTTTAACAAATTTTTATTGTCATTGGTTTTCTTTAAATCTAAAAAGATTGAGTCAAAAGAAGATGCCTTTAAAAGAACTAAAGATTTACTTCTTTCTGTAAAGAATAGAGAAGATTTGGTTAATGCTGTCAAACTAATAAATCACTTTAACAAAACTTATAATATAAGTTCTGAATCAGCAGAATTTGTATATTTTACTAAAATGGTCAATTTAATGAAATTGATTATCCGTAAAAAATATAGGAAAAGTGAAGAAGAAAGTGATGAAAGTCAGCGGATATGCGAGATAGAATTAGAAGAATATTGAAAGAGACTTTAAATTGGGGTGATAAAGATTCAGTTTCTTGGGTAGAAGATCCAAAGTGGAAGACCGACCCAAGTTACACAGAAGACCTAAGTTGGAAATCTGACCCTGAAAAAAGTTATTGGAAAAAAAGTGAAGAAGGTGGTTCATCATCTTCTGGTGGAGAAACCGTAACCGAAGAAGAAGATTTGGAATCAGAGGAGGACCCATTTTCTTGGATTAGAGATACCGAAGAACACCCAAACTATAATGGACACCCACAAGGTGTGGTTTATCTTCGTGACCACGATGAAATTGATGAATTCTGTGACATCATAGAAAACTATAATGGTGGTGTTTTACCTAGAGATGGTGGTGTTTTACCTAGAGAAGATGATAGAGGTGATTTACATCAAGCTTTAGAATATAGAAGAAACGACTTAGAGGAGGAAAATTATGACCCTTCAGAAGCGATATTATCAACATCATTTTTTGTTGAAAAATCGGAACCTGGAATTTTATCGGTTGGTTACTGGGATTACGATGTTGACCATGAAACTATTAGAGAATGGCTTCGTGACGACGACCAAATGTTTAATCAAGAATACAGGTTGCATACTGATTTAAATCAACTTATAAAAGTTTTTGAGGGTTATCAAAATCCTGAACTTTAATAACATTTTCTTAAAGATTTAATAACCTTTAATCCACATACTTTTTGAAGTTCTTAACTATATATTATTGTATGGAATCAATAGTATTAACATTAAGTTCAGTGATAGTTGTCACATTTTTATTATTAACTGTCTTAAAAGATAGAAAAGATTATTTTGATTATTACAACAAAGATTAATATCTTTGTTTTATGGAAATAATAGATTACACATGGTTTACAGCATCCCAAACAATTGGGGTGGTTTTGGTTAAAGACCCTTATGATGGATATAAAGCATATATTGGTTTTGCTAAAGGTGTTAATGAACTTGATGATGTTAAACACATTATAGAATGGGGAAACAAATTTCCTCTTGAGGCAGCACAAAAATTATTCACACACATAAATTTTGAAAATTAATTTGACATTTTAAAAACTTTTACTATCTTTGTCACATATTTAATTTATAACATAAAAGAAATGATAACAAATAACATACATATCAGTAATCGTAATCAGTGGTATCAGCCGTGTTTTATTCACAGTGATAAGGGTATGTTATATGTTGATTGTAAGAGTTAAGAATTACAAAACATAAAAAGATATAACAACCCTAATCCAAAAGATTAGGGTTTTTTATTTTTAGTTCTTTGAAATATTGATAAATAGAGTCGTATCTCCTCACGCTGATAACGTGTTGAAAGAGTAATTGGTCACATGTGGGTTCAACTCCCACCTTCCCTACTAATACACTCTTAGCTCAATTGAATAGAGTACAACGCTACGGACGTTGCGGTTGAAGGTTTGAATCCTTCAGAGTGTACAATATAAGGCACCATGCCCGAGTGGTTAGGGGACGGTCTGCAAAACCGCTCACATTGGTTCGATCCCAATTGGTGCTTCAATCTCATTCTTTGGATATTTATTAATATGAACCTACAAGAATCCATAAGAAGATTATGTGTGTATAATACAGGGACTAATTGTTAATGATTTATTAATACCAGATACCCAATTACAAAGATAGTTATATTATATGGAACTATCCAAATTTTTAACCATAGTAATTCCTTGTAAAAACGAATTAAAAACAATAGACACCACACTGACTTTATTGAATTTTCAAAACAACATTAATAATGTAAATGTTATTATTTCAGATTCCTCCACAGATGAAACAACCTATCAGTTAGAATCAAGAACTAAAGATAAGTTTAGTTTAAAAATCATACAAGGAGGACTTCCAGCAAAGGCGAGAAACAACGGAGCAATGTATGTTAAAACACCATACGTATTGTTTTTAGATTCAGATATGAATTTACTTGATCCAACACTTCTAACAACAGTAATAACAACAATGTTAAAAGAAGACATTGATTTACTAACAACAAAGATAAGAACAACAAACGGGAAGTATAATTATGTGTTTAGAACGTTTGATTTTATACAAAAAATATCCAAGTTCATATCACCATTTTGTTTAGGGGGATTTATGTTGTTTAAAACCGACACATTTAATAAATTAGGGGGATTTGACGAAGATGCAAAAGTATCTGAAGATTATCTACTATCCAAACAAATAAAACCAAAAAGATTTAAAATATTAAATACCACAATATTCACACCACCAAGAAGATTTGATAATAAAGGGGTGTTATATATGATGAGGTTAATGATTAAATCATATTTCAACAGAAATAATAAACAATTCTTTAAAGATGATAACACATATTGGAAATGAAAAAGTGGAGAACAATAATAATGAGTGATTTACATCTTGGTGCAAGACAATCACAAACTGATAAGATACTAAACTTTTTGGAAAAGAATGAATCGGAAATATTAATCCTTAATGGTGATATAATAGATGGATGGGCATTAAAGTCAAAAGGTAAATGGAATAAGGATTGTTCAAAAGTTTTTAGAAGGTTTATGAAGAGATCTGAACAGGGAACAAAGGTAATCTATATTAGAGGAAATCACGATGATTTTTTAAAACCATTTGTCCCATTTAAAATGAATAACATAGAAATCGTAAGAAAGTATGTACACGAAGGAATGGACGGAAGAAAGTATTTTTGTTTTCACGGAGATGTATTAGATTTTGTAATCATGAAAGTAAGGTGGCTAGCAGTAATTGGTGGATGGAGTTATGATTTTGTAATAAAATTAAATACAATATACAACTACATAAGAAAGAAGTTCAATCTACCATACCATTCACTGGCAAATACAATAAAACAATCTGTAAAGGGAGCAATTAACTTTGTATCTGATTTTGAAACAAACGCAAAGAACCTAACAAAACAAAAAGGATATGATGTTGCGGTGTGTGGTCACATACATCAACCAAAATTAGAAAATGATTATATGAATTCGGGTGATTTTTGTGAAAATACAACTTGTCTTGTGGAAGATTTTGATGGTAATTGGGATATCGTATATTTATAATATATGAACCTAAAAAAAATTATAAGGGAAGAAACGGAAAATTGGAAAAAATGGATAGAAGATATATCACCATCTCTTCTAAATACTGTAATAACATTTGAACCAATGATAACCGAAGAACAGTATGAGGAAGTTTTAAAGTTTTTAGAATTGGATGAGAATCTCCATACAAATACAGGTAATATTAGAACATTACAACCCTTTAATTCATATGACTATCTACACCATTTATTAATTGATAAAAATGGTAGAACCGTTTTTGGTGGAACCGATTACGATGAGGATAGTAAATATCAAGAGCGAAATCAAGACATAGATGAATATCTTAAAACTTTCACCGATAGGTTTGAAAATCCGATGAGAATAGATGGTAGGAACTATTTTAATCTTTAAAGGTTTTTTTTTAATATTATTGGATATTTATAGTTAAATAATATTAAAGTCATGAATAGAAATTTCACAAACAGAACAACTTCTAGAAATATTGTTGACGAAATCCTTAAAAAAGGTAGAATTGTTGAGGCAGAAGAAGAAAATACTGAAGAAAAAGATAATGAAGATGTAAAATCTGGTGATTCTACAAAAGACTATACTGAAATGATTTCACAAATACTTCATTCTAGAACACAAATACATACATTTCATTTACAAACAGAATCATACCCTGAACACATGGCTTTAAATGGTTATTATGATGTTGTGGGTGGCTTAATAGATGGTTTGGTAGAGTCTTATCAGGGTAAATATGAAATCCTTAAAGGGTATCAAAATTATGAACTGAAAGATTATTCTGGAACAGAAAACACTATCACATATTTAAAAGATTTATGTGAAAAGATAGAATCTTTAAGAGATTGTTGCAAAGATTCTTACATACAGAATCAAATAGACACTGTTTGTGAATTAATAAATTCTACATTATATAAATTAAGATTTTTAAAATAATTTTTAAAATATACGTATCATCAATTAAAAGACCCCTTTCAGAAATGTTAGGGGTTTTTTATTTTTTTCTTGTTTAATCAAAAGAATCTTTTTATCTTTATCAAAAATAATTGATATGGAAAAAAGAAGCACACATTATGGTGATCTCACCAAGTGGATTGAAAGGGTAATTGACTCTTGTGAGACATACCAACAAACATTTACCGCACGTAAATTAATAAGTAATTTTGAAAATAAATTAAGTAAAGAGAAGAGCTATTCTCGGTTATCTTGGGTGACAACAGATGTTCTAAGAAATAAACTTGATATTAAAAGAAATCAGTTATTAAATTCAAACAAAGAAAAAAAATAAATTATGAAAAAAGTTATTATTTGTGGGTTAATTGGTATTTTAGGATTGTCATCTTGTACAGAAAATTATTCAAATGGTGAACGTATAGGGATGATTACCAAATTCTCAGAAAAAGGTCTTGTTTATGACTCTTGGGAAGGGACTCTAAACACAACACAAACAGGTATGAATAGTGCAACACCATTTGAGTTTTCAGTTGATAATGATGTCAACGATCCAAAAGTAATCTCAACACTTGATTCAGCAGCAACCAATGGTTGGAAGGTGAAAATTAAATACCACGAAACTTTTGGTAAAAACTGGTTTAATAATAGAGGTGAAACTAATCACTTTGTTAAAGAAGTTGTTGTACTAGACAAAGACCCTATTGGGAATATGTTTGGAAATAAAGATGAATCAAAACCTAAGTGTGATTGTAAAACAGAAGGTAAAGTTATTGATACTATTTATGTAGTAATTGATAGAACAAAATAAAATAAAAAAATAGTTTGTTAAATTAAAAAAGATTACTTATATTTGTAAGACAAACAACGGGGGTAGGAAGTTTAGAGATGAGAGTCCTACCTCCGTAAAAAGAAAAAGTTCTTTGACATATTGAAAATGGGGATAAGGTAACCACAAACCCACTGGTAATAGGCCGTTCTTGAGATGGAATGCAAGACAGAACGTAACTCCTACCTTATCCTCTTTTTAAAATATATTGTGGTGGTAAGAAAAGGTGAACTCGTTAAGTTCATAGACCTGTTGACAAGTGATGGTGAAACGAGTGTGGTTGTCGACTACTGCACCACATATATAAGATTAAAAAAGTTACTTCAGAGAGGAGCAAGATTCATGTACTGAGCGTCTTCCTAGTATGATGAATCCGTAATGGTGGTCCGCAAGACCTTTAACCCCAAGAGTAAAAGGACGTGAGGGGTTGAGTAACAAAAAAATGTGTTGTTCTCTTGAGAAAGGAATGCTAAAGAGTATAAGTGTGACGTTACTACAACACAGAGGTTCTCAACCTCAAATGCTTGGATGGTGGAATTGGTAGACACGTTTGGCTTAAGATCAAATGGCTAGATGGCTGTGAGGGTTCGAGTCCCTCTCCGAGTACCTGGAACTTTTGTACCTTCTCGTCATATTTATATATAAAGTATAGATATGGCGAGAAGACAAAAGAAGTATCACTACATTTATAAAACAACTTGTAATGTAAATGGGAAATACTACATAGGAATGCATTCAACAGATAATCTAGAGGATGGATATTTAGGTAGTGGTAAGAAATTATGGAATTCTATTAATTACCATGGAAAGGAAAATCATACAAAAGAAATTCTTGAGTTTTTAAAAAACAGAAAAGAGTTAAAAAAACGTGAAAAGGAAATTGTTAATGAAGACTTATTATCTGAAGAACTTTGTATGAACCTTAAATTAGGTGGTGATGGTGGGTTTGTTAGTGAAGAACATAGAAAAAAATTTATTGAAAGTAACAATTGGATTCCATCTCACGAAAGGATTAAATGGTTATATGAGAATGACCCTAAATGGTTAGAAAAAAAGAAACAAAAAATAATAGAAGGTTTAAAAAAAATAAATTTTAACCATAATACTTTTGGTGGTAGAACTCATACTGAAGAAACTAAAAGAAAAATAGGTGAAAAAAATTCTATTAATCAAAAAGGCGAAAAAAATTCCCAATATGGAACTTGTTGGGTTAACAACAGAAAAGAAAATAAAAAAATTAAAAAAGAAGAAATAAATTATTACCTTTGTGAGGGTTGGTTTAAAGGTAGAAAATTATAATATTACGCCCGTTGGACAAGTGATTTAAGTCGTTTCCCTTTCACGGAAAAGATCATGGGTTTGAATCCCATACGGGTGACAAAAATAGGTGATAAAAAAGCGTAGGATAATAAGCGTGGAGAGACGTGTCACAAGGGTACACAGTTAGGTTTTCATTCTTAATTGTATTGATGTAAATCCCGTACTCTCTAATGGTGTGTGAAGTCTGAGGATGGGAACCCCGATAAAGTTATTCATCATCTATTTTTATTTGGGTCCATAGTTAAAGGGATATAACCCTAGCCTTCTAAGCTTGTATTCCTGGTTCGAGTCCAGGTGGGCCTACAAAACACATCAACTCAGGTACCCGCACAGCGGTGAGTAACGGGCTAAGTTAGATACAATTCCTCGGAGCTGGGAGTAGAATGCCTGAGAGTGTGTTCCTTAAAATAAAAATTCTTTTCTTGCGTCAACTGGTGTTGCTTTTGGATAAATTAAAAGAGCTCTTTCTATAGGAGTCCCCGTACACCAACCGAAAACTTGTTCATTGACATCATTACTTGTTACGAAATAATTTAAACCTCCACTTTTTACGTCATAAATTCCAGGTACCACTTTTGTTAATAACCAGTTCTTAATATATTCTGAATTAATAATATTATTAGCAAACACTTCAATTTCATTTATGGTTAATGTAGGTTTAAAATAATATAAGGTATTGGGTTGAAGTTCTATTCCACCTTTAATTTCTTTTGCCCAATACCAGGGGTCAATATTTTCTTCAGATTCATTTATTGTTTCATCCATTGGATAAAATTTAACCATGTCTTCCGTTACCCAAAAGTTAGCCTCAGGAATACCATCTTTATCAAACACCCTCAATCTGATTGTATCCACAACCTCATCACTTTCATGGTCACAAAAAACATCACTATATTCATCTTGTTTCTTTTCTAATGTTAAAGCTGTTTTTGCTCTGTAAAATGGGTCCAAATCGTGGTCACAAGCCTCAACAGCTTGATATAACACATCTGTAAATTCTATCTTATACATTTTATCCATTTGGGCATCAGAAAAAGATATGTCTAATGGTACGTCTGGCACATCTTTAATCCATTTGGACCAGTCATCGTCTTCTTCAGATTCAGTTATGTCATTCGGTATTAATTGTGAATATTTAATATATTTGATTTTCTCCCCATAGTAATCTGTAGAATCACTGTAAGATAATGTAGAATCACTGTAAGATAATTCATTTCTTATAGGGTGTAGAACCAAATAACAATTACCATATTTTTTTTTGTATTTTATAATTGTTTTAATATCTTGTTCTCTACCCACATCCCAAGCATCTTTATTATTAACCTCCCTTGTATTTAAAGCTAGTTCAATATAAGTGTTAACATCTTCAGGTGAAGGTTCAATATCAAAATGAATCCCATCATATTCCAGCCATGGATTAATAGGTTCATTTGTTATAAAATCAAATTCGTTAAATTCTCTAATTAATTTCATTCTTTTATAAATATCTTAATTTTATTAAAAATAATTACGTATCTTTGTAGAATAAAGAATTGAATATGATTTTTGAATACACACAACCAAAGGGTACGGAAGACATTAAATCTGATAAAGATTGTATGGTTAGGGCTGTGGTTAATATTACCAAAGAAGATTATTCTAAGGTTCATAAACTTATGTATGACCATGGTTGGAGAGCCAATAGGTCATCGTCCAAAGGTAAATGGGAAAATCAAATAACAAACACCTTGGATGATTTGGGTATCAAATGGAAAAGAATTTCATACCCTGGGGTTAAAGGTCAAAAAAGAATGACAGCAAAAGAGTTGGCAAAGATTGATCCAAATGGTAGATACATTGTTCGGGTATCCAAACATGTTGCTGCTTTGGATGGTGGTAAGTTATTGGATACTTGGGATTGTTCTGATAAATGTGTTTATTTTGTATGGAAAATTAAATAAAAATAAGATGTATAGAATTAAAGAAAAACGTGACGCAGATTACAATAAGTACTACAAGATTCAAAAGAAATTCTTTATCTTTTGGATTACCATTTTGGAGTACGGTGAAATTAAACATGCTAAAAAAGTTTTGCGTGATTTAAAAAAGAAATAAAATATTTATAAATAAAAAGTCTTATGAAAGTATTAGTACTAAATATGGACTACAGCCCGATTAATGTGACAACACTACAAAAAGGGTTTAAATTAGTGTTTAAAGGTAAGGCTGAAGTCGTGACTCACGAGTCAGAAAACCCAATAATGACAGAAAGGAAAGTTTACATCAGGCCAACGGTAATCCGTTTGTTGAAGTATATTGTTTTGCCTTTTAAGAAAGTTCATTTATCTAGACAAAATATTTTTAAAAGAGATGATAATAAGTGTATCTATTGTGGTTCGGTGAGTGATTTAACAATTGACCACGTTATACCTAAATCTAAGGGTGGTACAAACACATGGGAAAACTTGGTTACTTGTTGTGGCGTTTGTAATGTTAGGAAATGTAGTAAGGATGTTAATGAGTTTTTGGATGAGTATGGATTAACTATGAGTCATAAACCTTTTAAACCTTCTTATTTATATTTTGTAGAAAAAATAAGTAAAATTAGTAATGACTGGAAACAGTTTTTGGGATTTAAAAATGAATAAAGACTTTATATTTGAAGAGGGTAAGGATTACTATTTAGAGGATGGTAGAATAATACTTACTGAAAAGTATTTGAAAAAACGTGGAAAATGTTGTGGGTCATTATGCCGGCATTGTCCATTCGACCCAGCGCATCAAAAAGGAAATCAAAATTTTAAAAAATCTTCGGTAAATGATGATTAATTAAAAATTTTATTATCTTTGTAGAAACAATAAGAGATATGGAAAGATTTTCAATGAATCAGGTAATTAAAGAAAAGTTTGGTGAAGCAGAGAAAAGTACAAAAACTGCTAAATCAACAAAACGTTCACAAAAGAAAGTAAAAGATACCGGCAACTACATGGTAAAAATTGTTGATGGTGTGAAATATATGGTTTTAAAATAATTAAAAACAAAAGAGACATGAAAAACATTAGAGAAATGATTGCTGAAAGTGGTAAAATGAAAGTAACAGATGCTGTGGCATATGTAATGGTTCGAGTACCAAATGCTGACAAAAAAGAAGTAACTAGAGAAGCAAAAGAGGTTATTTCAGAATCAAAAAAATATTTAAAATAGTTTGACAGATTTAAAAACAATTCTTATATTTGTTTAACATTAAATACGCAAGTGGTGAAATTGGTAAACACGGGGTGTAACAACTCTGACCGAAAATAATCTAACCCTTTGGGTCGATAAGAGTAGGTCTTGTAGGTTCGAATCCTTCTTTGCGTACTTTGAAAATTTTGTTCTTTGACATATCTGAGTGGCGGAATTGGTAGACGCTTACACCGTAGGTTTGAAATAGGTAAAAAATGGTTGGTCGCGAACAATCTAGAGTTACTTATATGACTCTATAAAAATATATAGGAAAAATATATAGATAGATTTAATAGATTATGATGAAGAATTAAATCCTATTGATAACTAAAAATGTATGAACGAAAGTTTGTGGAGGTTCGATTCCTCCCTCAGATACTATATCGCGGAGTGTGGAAGATGGTTATCCGTCTAGTCTCATAAGCTAGAATCACAGGTTCGAGTCCTGTCTCCGCAACTAAAGGATAAACACTAGAAGGGCCTTTCCTGAAAGATGTTTTACTAGGCCCGTGTTTATCTGATTTCCCTTATATTTATTATTACCCGACCTGCTTCCCGTAAGAACAGCACGCTCAGGTTTCAAGAAGGGTTTGATTCCCCTTGATTAATCGGGTTATTTTTAAACAGTACCTATTACGCTACCCATAAGAACAGTGTCCCAGGATAGGTCTTTTATATCCCCCCTGTGGATAGAATCCATAGGTCAAGACTTGTAAAGGTCTTTTTAGGTATTGGGAATTGGATTGTTGTAATATCTGACTGACGAGTCACACTTACTCAACCATATAACCACTATCACCCCCTAGTAAGATTGTTTGATCAACAAAAACTGCTAGGGGTTTTTTATTTTAAAAAAAATCATTATATTTGTTACATGGAAAAGGATAAATTAAACATATTTGAAAAAATATCTCTTTGGTGGAGATTTGAAGGTAGGTATTACCACAAGGATTTTTATTGTGGTGTTAAAAATCTTATAAAATGGTTTCCTACCATATGGCGTGACCGAGATTGGGATCATAGATTCATATATGAGATCCTTCGAGTTAAGTTAGAACGTCAAGCAAAATATATTGGTGATCGGGATATTCATGTAGATGCTAAACGTGATGCCGAAAGGATGCGATTAGTTGCCAAACTTATCAAATTACAACAAGATGATTTCTACGGTATGGAGTACATGGATTATCACGACACCAAATACGACTTTGTACCAACTAATGAAACTGAAAAATGGTTCACTATGGAAGATACTTTGATTTCAGAGAACTTTGACGATTACTTTAAAAAGTATCCTCGTCAGTACAAAAAAGTATTGTCAGGGGAAATCAACAGATTTATGAAAGAAGTTGATGAAACTGACAAACAAAGAATTGCAATGGAAATTGCTCACGAAAACCAAAATCGTTGCAGAAAACTTATTTTTAAAATAATGGAATCTGAAATTGACCGTTGGTGGGACTGATCTATTGACAAATAAATAACCTTTAATATATTTATATAAAAAAATATATTATGGATAAATTTGGATTTAATGACATGAGTGACGAAGAGTTTAGAAGGATGTTCACCAAAATTCTTAATGAGAGACAAAAGGAAATTGAGAGGTTTTTAAGAGCTTTTTATGGTGATGGTTCTAGAGATGGGTTTTCAGGCCAATCTAGAAGTGATAGATTTTTTGGTGATTTAGATCATAACAGAATAAGGATGGACCATGATGATTTCTTTACTATATTTCCAGGATTTTTTGATACATCAATGGATGATATGAATATTGAAAAAGGTGATGATGAACTTGGTCCTTGGGAAAATAAAAGTTGGACTTCCCCTGATGGGTCAACCAGTTATAACCCCTTTAAAAGATATTTTAATGGTTCGGATTATAACAATAGAAATAAACAGTCTGATATTGATACTGTTAAACTTTTGGAAATGAAACTTAATAAAGCCATAAGGGAAGAAAAATATGAGGATGCTGCTAAAATTAGAGATTTGATTAAATCTTTAAATGAAGATAAGAAATAAGAATTGAAACCCCGACCTGAGTTGGGGTTTTTATTTGGTTTTAATATTTATTTTAAAATAAAATACCACTATTTTAAATAAATGAAACCAAAGTTAATTATTAAAAAGTTCAACGGATTTTCACCAAAAACACCATCAATTAATTTAATCCATAATGTACCACCAATACGTTATCTTTTAGATTTAGGACCAAAAGGAAGGTATATAGTATCATCAGAATTACCTTCAATAAGAAGAAGAAATGTGGTCCCTAATTTCTTACTTGAACCAGTAAGTATTAACCCAATAAGAGTTATTATCAGAGATATAATTGGTGATTCAGATGTTAGAAATTTAATCGAATGGTTTGACTCAGTAGGTAATAATAAAATTAATGCAACCTTACAGAGAATAGACCCGCTCGGTGTGATACTTGATCAATGGTTTTTATTTGGGTGTAGACCCACATACTTTTCATCGGAACCTCTTGAACCTTTTGAGATGGTTTTACAAATGGATAATTTTACTCTTCAATTTTAATTTAGTATAATTGAAATATGGTTCCAACTCAAACATTATTGTACTTAGGCTTAGCGTCTATACCTTCCCTTTTTTATTTATTATTAATCCATTTAACTTCACCATATGGTTCGATAAACCTTCGTAGAAGTTTTGAATATCTTATTGGTGGCTTTTTATCAGTTCTTTTTTTAACACTAATTTTCATATACACTAATTGGAATACTGAAGGTTTAAATCCTTTTTATGATGATTTTTTGGTTGTTGCTCCTAGAGAAGAATTGGTTAAATTTATATCCTTTATATTAATAACCTTTTTTACTATTAAGATAAAACATAAAAAGGAACACCCCATTGGGATAATGTTTTATTTTGGTATGGTAGGTTTGGGGTTTGCTATGATTGAGAATGTCCAGTACTTACACGTTTTTGGGGGTAAGGTAATAATAGTAAGGTTTTTAACATCTACTTTAGCACATATGTTATTTGGGTTACTATTTGGTTATTGGATAGCTTTAAGTGAAATAGATTGTTCCAAGTTTAGTGATAGGTCGGTGTTTGGTATTTTAACCCATAAGTATAGATTCTTTAAATTATTTGTATATACTTTAATAGGTTATTTAACTTCTGTTACTTATCATGGTTTATGGAATTACAACATAGATACTTCTGGTGAATCTTATATTACAATAATGATACTAATGTTATTTTTTGGTGTCTTAAGTGTTAAATTTGCCATAAAAGATTTAAATGATGGTTATCGTAGGTCATTAAAATAAATTAACATTTTAATGATAATAAAGATATTTATCATTAAATGTCTCTTAAATTAAAAATATCTTTATTGACCTCTATAGTTTTAGTGTGTTCATTTTTAATGACACCTTCTGTAGTAGTTTCCCATTTCATTAATTATATTGGGATGATAGGTTATTATGGTTACGCTTTATTCTTAGCTTTTATACCATTTATTTCTGTTTTTATTTTTGAATACATAAAAGAAACTTATAAAGACAGAAAACAAAATGATTATGTACAAAAATTAAATGAAGCTTTAATATCACAATCACATAATCAACTTTTTTATGAAGGTAACATAATTGAGGGAGCAAAAGTTTTAACTAAAGAAGTTTCAGATACAATAAATGCCGACAGATGTTCAATATGGTTATATAATGAAGATAAGACTTCTATTGTTTGCCAACAACTTTATGTTAAAAGTGAAAATAAATGGTACCAAGATATAGAGTTATTTAAAAAAGATTTTGAACCTTATTTTATTTCATTAATAAACAACCCGATTATTATAGCACATAACGCCGAAACACATGAAGCAACATCTTGTTTTAAGGAAGTTTATTTAAGACCTTTAGGTATTAAATCCATGTTAGATGTACCAATTACTTATGCTGGTGAAATGATTGGTGTTATTTGTATTGAAAATTTAACAAGTAGAAGATGGGTTGACCTTGAGGTTAATTTTACACAAATATTATCTTCACTTTACTCATTCGCACATTCTGTTAAAATATCTACTGTGTTTAGTAAAAATATTAAAGATATGGAAAGTTTCATTGATTATTCTGTTCTTGTAAGTAAAACCGATAAAAATGGGAAAATAACTTATGTTAACAAAAAATTTGAAGATGTTTCGGGATGGTCAATTAAAGAAGTTTTAGGTAAAGACCATAATATAGTTAATTCTGGTGTACACCCTAAAAAATACTGGTTAAATATGTATAAAACAGTCGTTCAGGATAAAAAAATATGGAATGATGTTGTAACAAATAAGAATAAAACTGGTGAATTATATTGGGTTGATTCTTATATAAAAGCAGAATTTGATATTAATGGTAATTTAATTGGTTTTATGTCAATAAGATATGATGTGACAGAATTGATTAAATCTTCAAAGGAGATAGATAAAAAAAATACATACCTAGAACATGCGGCAAAAATATTAAGACATGATATGCATTCAGGTATAAACACATATATCCCAAGAGGTTTAAGTTCTTTAGAAAGAAGGTTAACAGATGAGGATATTCAAAGATTAAAAATAGAAGCTCCACTTAAAATGTTAAAAGAAGGGTTAAAACATTCCCAAAAAGTATATAAAGGTGTTTACGAATTTACCAATTTAGTTAAAAAAGATGCTGTTTTAGATAAAACATCTTGTAACATAAAAGATATTTTAGATAGTTATCTTTCTAGTACATCTTATAAATCACAAGTAATATTAGAAGAACTACCAACATTAGAAGTTAATGAATCACTTTTTTGTACAGCGATAGATAATCTAATCAGAAACGGTTTAAAATACAACGATAGTGAAACTAAATTTGTAAAAATATATACAGAAAATGAAAATATTATCATACAAGACAATGGTAGGGGAATGTCACAAAAAGACTTTGATAAGTTATCACAACCTTATATTAGAAAAGAAGATCAAAAAGAATCTGGTTCTGGTTTAGGTTTAAACATATGTATAGCTATATTAAAAGAACATGGTTTCAGTATAACATGTGAAAAAAACAAAGTTGGAACCAAAATTAAAATAAATGTTAATAAATAAAAATTAAAATGATTGATTCTATTTTATTGGTGGATGATGAAGATTTGTTTCACTTGGTGTTCGAAGATTCTTGTTCTTTATTGGATATTAGTTTATCCTTAAATTCTATAAACAGTGCTGATGAGGCAGAAAAAATGTTTAAAAAATGGTTTGAGAATAATGATACTCAAGATAAACCTGAGTGTGTCTTTGTTGATTTAAATATCATTGGTAGTTCATTTGATGGAATAGAACTTATTAGAAGAATAAATTTCCAATATGGTAATCATGTCGTAATAGGAATTATTTCTTCTTCAAATGAATCAGAAGAACAAGCAAAGGCAGTACAAGCGGGAGTTCAATTTTGGATTATTAAATCTGATGACATTGAACCTAGGTTGGAGGAATTTAGAAAGGATTATGAAGGTTATAAAAATAGGACAGCTCCATTTAAAGTCTATAGATGATTAAAATAGATTCAAATACCAAAAAAACTTTAATGGATTTATACAATAAAAAAGGTATAGGTCTAGAAGGAAATATCACTAAACTTATTGATGGTGAAGATGATGAGGAATTTAGAATTTATTTAAAAACTTGTGAAGAAAAAGATTCTGAAAAGAGGAAGAAACGTCTTGAAATGACCAAAAAGATACAAAAACAAAACGATGATTTGGTTGTGGCTAACAGAGAGAATGAAAGAATTATGACGGAACTCCAAGAGACACTAAGAGAAGTTGAAGAGTCTAGATTAACTTTCGAAGTTCAAAACAGGGAATTAAATGAATGGAAACAAGATAATCTTAGATTAACTGAAGAGTTAAAAAATGAAATGGTTAAATCAGAACAAGCAAGGATAAGTGCTGAAACAGCAAAACAAAATGCTGAAAATGATTTAGACTTATTACAGAAAAAGACACAAAACGAATTAATATCAATAATAGTAAGAGTAGCGTTATATATTATAGTTGGTGTTGGATTTATCACAACTGGTGTTTATGTGTTTACAATGATTATGGGTAAAGACACACAAGTTATAAGTGCTGCTTGGTCTAACATATTTGGAATACTTTTAACAAATGCCTTTTCAATAGTAGGTACAATTATGGGTATAAAATACGCAACTGAAAAAAAAGATTAAAAAAATATTTGACATTTAAATAACTTTTACTATATTTGTATCATATTTAATTAATACAAACAAAAAAACAATAAATTCAATGAAAACAACAATGACATACAAACAAGGGGTCGTTAAGACGGTGAAAGGGGTGGATTCGCTTCATTCAGGACCTGGGTCGTCATATATAAGTTGATTCATTTGAATTTGTTCTCTATATGTAGAAAAACCCTGGGTCCAAAAGATTCAGGGTTTTTTTATATAGTTATTTGACATATTAGGAGTCTTGGGTTCGAAGTTCAAATGTATCCACAACGAATAACAATAAAATAAAAAAGAAATTTATGAAAGAAGTGTTAACAGGTAAATTAGAATCACATAGAGAAATTTTTAGAGGGAAAAGAAAAGAAAGTACCTTGATTAAAAGAATAAAAAAATTTATTCTTAAAAGAAAAAACGCTTAATAGAACGAAGTACAAGTTCAGAGTGGGGTGCGGTTCCCACATTTGCGGGTGTAGCTCAATTGATTAGAGTACTAGCCTTCCAAGCTGGGAGTTGTGGGTTTGAGACCCACCACCCGCTCAATCATACGTCAGTGGCGGAATTAGGTAGACGCGTTACTCTTAGAAAGCAATATCTCAAAGATATGAGAGTTCAAATCTCTCCTGACGTATATAACATTTTTTTAAAAATTTAACACAAAAACTTTATTATTTAAAAAATTAGTGTTAAATTTATATTGCTTGGGTGGCGAAAGGTATATGCGACCTGTTGACGGATAGGTTGATTTGTCCAAATAAGACTTATTATGTGAGCTCAATAGTAATAAGTACGAATATGAATCGTGAGGGGTTAAATACCCCTCCCCAAGTGATTTTAAGCCTTAACATTTACGTTAAGGTTTTTTTATTTTAAAAAAAAATTATTATATTTACCATATGGAAAAAGTATTAGTGATATGTAGAGGAATTTGTGGGTCAGGAAAATCAACATTCGCAAAAACATTGGGTGGGCAACATTATGAAGCAGATATGTACTTCATTGATGGAGAAGGTAATTATACTTTTGATGGTAGTAAAATTAAAGAAGCTCATAATTGGTGTCAAGGAATGGTTAGAAGTGACATGATTTTAGAATACCCCAAAATCGTTGTATCAAACACTTTTACCCAAGAGTGGGAGATGGAACCATATATGATGATGGCAAAAGAATTTGGTTATGATGTATTTACTATTATAGTTGAGAATCGTCATGGCGGAACTAATCAACATAATGTTCCTGAAGATAAATTAGAACAAATGCGTAATCGTTTTGAATTTAAATTATGAGTTTTAAAAAAATATTAACAACTGGTAGGGTTTATATAACCTCTGATACTCATTATGGGCATAAAAATATTTGTCGTGGCGTAACAAATTGGAGAACACGAGATGGTGAAATACCGATTGATTCAACAAGGGATTTCCAAACCATAGAACAAATGAACGAAAGATTGGTTGAAGGAATTAACCATCATGTCGGTCAAGACGACACTTTAATTATGTTGGGTGATGTTTCTTTTGGTGGTTTTGAAAATATTGGTATTTTTTTAGATAGGTTGGTTTGTAAAAACATTCATTTAATTCTTGGGAACCATGACCACCACATTGAAAACAACAGGGGAGACATCCAATCTAGATTTCTTAGTGTCCAACATTATTTGGAGGTTAAAATAGATGGTGTAGATTTTGTTATGTGTCACTACCCACTTCAAAGTTGGCATGGAATGAACAAAGGTGTTATTCATCTTCATGGACATGTTCATTTACCTGAAGAACGTAAATTTGGTAATGGAAAAAAAATGGATGTTGGTGTAGACGGAAATGGGATGGACCCATACAGTATTGAGGAGATAGTTAAAATAATGAACAAAAGGTCAATTTTTTCAGATATGCCTGATGACCATCATATGGATGATTTAGTTGGCATTGTTGGATAATTTTATTATATTTGTATTATGAAAAAGTGGAAAATAACTTGTATTAGTGATACCCATAACAAGCATAAGCAGTTAGATGGGTTTCTTCCTGGTGGGGATATTTTGATCCATGCTGGAGATTCCACAGGACGAGGGTATAAAAAAGAACTTGAAAGTTTCTTCAAGTGGTATGATGGTATTGATTCATATGACCACAAACTTTTTATTGCAGGTAATCATGATTTCGGATTTCAAGATTTCCCTGAAGAATATAAAGGTATCTTAACAGGTTACAAAACCATTGAATATCTCCAAGACGATTTGGTTGTTTTGGGTGAGGGTGAAATGGAATATGTTGATATGGTTAAAGTTTGGGGCACCCCATGGCAACCTGAATTCCATAATTGGGCTTTTAATGTTCCTCGCGGAGAAGCTTTAAAAGAAAAATGGGATTTGATCCCAAACAATACTGATATCTTGATTGTTCATGGTCCACCATACGGTAAATTGGATTTTGTTCCTTTTGATTCTGTTAATGTTGGTTGTGAGGAATTAATGAAAAAAATTGAGGAAATTAAACCAAAAATAGTAGTGTGCGGACACATTCATGAGTCAAGAGGCTACGTTTTTGATGGTAACACTCATTATATCAATGCTTCTGTATTGGATGGGAACTACATCTACAAAAACAAACCTGTAAGTTTTGAGTGGGACCCTGTAACAAATAAAATAAATTTTATATAATATGGCCAGAATATACCTAGATGACATGCGTACACCAATTGATAAGGATTGGTTGGTAGTTAGAAATTTTCATGAATTTGTTGATTTAATTAACAAAATAGGGTTGAATAATGTAGAGTTGATTTCTTTGGATCACGACTTGGGTGATACAGCTATGGATGAGTACTACAACAATGTTAAAAATAATTATCAATTAGATTATAACAATATTGAGGAAAAGACTGGTTATGATGTTGCTAAATTCTTGGTTAATCATTTTTATTCCATAAATGAACATAGAATAAACATGAGTAGAAGTGAAAAGAAAAGTAACAAAATGTATTTTCCAAAAGTGGTTGTTCACTCAGCTAACCCAATTGGTTCAGCAAATATCATGGGTTACATTAACAATTTTTACATGAACGAAGGACAACCACAAACTTGTATAAGAGTTAATATTGAACATACAGTTTAAAAAATATTTTTTTTATAAATAATCTTTTATTATATTTGTTGTATGAAAAATATAATCAAATACATCTTACTTATAACCCTTGGGTTAAATTTTGTTTCTTGTCAGAAAGAAGAAATTAAATTTCATAAAATTAAATTTGAAGTTAATATATTTGAGGGTTCAGACCCAACAGGTGTGCCAGTGATGAACAGTATGGTTTGTAAACCTTACTATAAGGATGATGTGGAACCTACATTTCCAACAATACTGGGTCAAGTTCCTTACACATGGGATTATGAGTATTGGCAATTGGTTGATGGTGAACCTGTAGTTTTTTCTTTTTCACCTACAGTAGATTACATGTTTGAGATGGTAATTTATATTGATGGTGTGATGGTATCTAGAAAGGTTATTGATACTTCTAACAGTGGAGATTACTACGCTTACCAAGGAATAGAACAAGAAGGTTTAGATACCAGTGGTAAACCTAATTATCCTGTGATACAATTTACTTATCATGAATAAAAAAGGGGACTCATGAGTCCCCTTTTCAATTATATCTTTACAGCTTTTTCTTTTATACTATCTAAGACAGCTGGATTAATACTAGATGTATTTTTACCCACATATTCATCTAATAAACCTGCCTGAGTTTTAATACCGTACATATTTGTATTTGGTTGGACTTGTTTTCTAAGTTTCATCATATTAATTGTTCTATATGATTCTGGGTCTAGAGGGTCAACCTTAACCAATTTCTCAACAAAATTTTCAGGATTAGATAAAAAGACATAGAAAGAAGTTTGACCATGTTTAGCTCTTTCTTCAGGTGACATAGACCATTTTCTAAATAAAACTTTACTGTCAGTATTGTTAATTTGTTTCGCATCAACTTCTTTAGATAATTTATATTTTTGATCATCTGTTAACTCATTATTCAGTTCAGTCATCACATCGTAATTGTTAAGAATAGATGGGTTGTATTTAACCAAAGTCATTTTTTGTAACTCAGTTAAATATTGTTTCATGGATTTATAATCGTTTGCATTAACTGTACCTTTAACATAATTGGTAATGAAATCCATTTTTTGTTTTTCATTAAGGTCAGAAGCTAAAATACCGAAAGCTCTAGAGTTAAGATTACCTTTTTCAATGATTTTATTAACAGTTGACGTTTTTTGTTCAGGTGTTAAATAATCTTTGAACTTATTATAATTTTCATAATTAGGGTCAGCAATAAAAGAAGCAATTTTAGTTTGTAATTTTTTCTTAGTATGTGAAGGATTAAATGCTCTAACAGCTTCCATCATTTCAGGGGTTACCCAATCAGGTGGAGTAGAATGAGAATCATCTTTAGCATCCCACCAAGTTAAATCTTCTTGACCACCATCAAATCTCCATTGTAAAGCGTATTTGTAATTTACATTATCTTTACCAACTAAATTATTATTAATAAAGAAATAGAAATTAGAATGTTCACTATATTGATCAAAATAAGTATTTAAACCTCTAGCATCACTTGTACCAGCAATACACCATTTAGAACCAGCACCGTATTTACAAGAAGCCTCAACAGTAAACGGTGCATAAATAACAACACCACCTTCTTTATATATTTGTGCAGCTTCCTTAGAAATTCTTTTTTCTTTTTCTTTAACTAAAGCATCCTCAACAACTGATTTTAAATCATTTAAAGATTTATAACTATTAATATCTTTATTACTAATTCTAGTTAAATTTCTATGGAAATCAACCACAGTTTTAGCTATGTCATCAGCCATTGGTATACGGTCATCTTGGTTTTTACCTAAAGCAGTTTTAACCATCCATTCAAGATATTTGTTATTACCTGACGGGTCAACTTCCACAAACATGTCAACTAAATCTGTGTGATCTTCACCGTATCTACTAATAACTTCTTCTCTTCTACCTTCTAATAATATGGTAGATTCTAAAATTTGAGATAATTTAAATTCCATTATTTATTTCTTTTTTTATAAATATCACCTTTTCGCTTAAATTTCCTTAAAACTTTATGTGATTCTTCAGTTAATTTATAACTTTTATTTCTATTTTCATTTTTTGGTATGAATCTGAGGTTTTCTAATGAACCTACTTTATGTGGTGGGATACCTTCTAAATACGAAGTTGCTATAGATAATATATGGTCTAATTCATAACACCCAGAACCACCCCAACAACGTTTATTATAGTTTGGCAGTTTATGTAGTGGTTGCATTTCTGTAATCAACCACGTTCTTAAATAAAAAATACGTTTATCATCATCTTTTATATCACCCAAGTTTCTTTTTTTTAGTTTGGGCATAATTTTATAAATCTCCTCCTCAGTTAGTTCATACAATTTAAAACCTTTTTTGTTTTTTCTTAACCCCATTTACTTATAACAATATATAACTATAATTATTAAAAAATATATATTATGGGAATGACGAATGATGAGAAAGCACGGCTTTATGATAAATTACTTATAGAGTATGATCAAAAAGCAAGAGAAGTATCTTTAATTAAAAGTAGATTTGATTTGACCACTGAGGACAATAAAAAAATTGATGACTTACAAAAAGAAATGGTAGAATTACAAAGAAAAGCTATGTCTTTGGGTTCACTTTAATTTTTAAGTAAAATTGAAAAGGCTTTAAATTCACCAGAAGCTTCTTTTAATTTTACAATGGTCTCAGGTTCACCTCTAAGAGCAAATTCTCTCTCTAAGAATGAGGCTTGTATTAACAGATGTTCTAAATGAATTGAGTTTTCTTCTTTAAGAGTAAATTTAACTTTATCGTAAAATTCCTTTGTTAATACTTGCATCATTGAGCAACTTGAATGAGGGTACTGATTATTTTCTAAATCTTGAGAAACCGACATTAACAAATCTGATATTTCATTTAAAAGTTTTGAAATTTTTTCTTTTTCTTCTTTTTTAAATTTAATCAGGTTACCGATTAAGTCTTTTGTTATATTTATTATTTCTAACCACATATTTTATAAATATCTTTGTTTATTAAAATATTTATTTATATCTTTGTAGAAGTTCTTTGAATTATTGGGGGTGTTTTTGGATTTGACTGGTTATTGATTAGTAATGGGTAAGCATGTCGTGAAATAATACTATCACGTAAATACACGTATTGAACTTTTAAATGGCAATGTATTTGCAAACGCAACTGTAGGCCACTTTGTGACTGAAGGTGCAACAGTAGCTGCCTAATCAGATTAGGTGTTACTATGGGGTCGGCAGACATATAACCTAGCAACAGAAGTCGTAGTATAGGTGAGTACCACCTAAAGTGTCTCAGGCAAATGGGTAAGCCGTTATGAGGGTACATTTGTTTATTTGGTTCCATAAAAACCATCTTGACTAAATAAAATATTTTGTCCGTTTAGATTAAAATGGAATAAACATGTAGAAGACGTTAGTAATGTAACGCAGGACGAGGGTTTGATTTCGGACCCATCCATTGGTGACAATGGTTTAAAAATCGGATGAACTCAGGGAAACCTTAACACGTAATGGTGATGGCAATCCTGAGCCAAGCTTACAGAGTAAGAAGGTGCAGAGACTACTGGAGTGTGGCGACACACTTAATAACCAGCAAGAGCGTCCGACATCTCAATGAGATGATGATATAGTCCAAACAGTAATGAAAATTATTGAGTATTTACGAAACCCTCCACCTCCACGCCGGAACTTTTGTACCTTCTCGTCATATGTAAATTATAGATATGGCGAGAAGACAAAAGAAGACCATTACATTTATAAAACATCCTTGTATTATTAATGGGTATTGTGGTGTTTTATAATTTTAACGTAAGAAAAGAAACCATAAGTAAAATTAAACGTGGTTTAATATGGAAACATATTTAATTTGTTTCCTTGTTTAGAAAAAACAAGGTGGTGGAAGTCCGAAAGATATTTTATCCATTCGGCCCTATTAAGACTCACAGAAATGTGGGTCTTTTTTTTTATAGGTGATATTTATATTAAGAATGAAAAATCTGATTAAAAAAATATTAAAAGAATCTGAAATGGATTGGATTAAAGATGTTTCTGATGAAGTACCTTCTTGGAATGATAGGGTTAAAATACCATTTATAGATTTAGTATATGACTATATGTTAGATGATATGGACTTGTTAGATTTTTTAAATTCAGAAGACATTTATATACCAACTAGAAATTACATAAGAAGATTTACACCAGAAGAGTGGGATGAATATGGCTTGGACCAATGGAGAGACGGTGATTGGAAAGAAAATGGTGAATGGAATGGTGAACCAACCCTTAGTTATTGGGATATATTAGAAACACTTTTAAAAGATTGTCCCAAATGGGAGTTTATGACACAAGAAAATACCGATTGGGATTTAGACCAACAAACTTATGGTGATAGAATAATTTGGAAAAGAAAAAGTGATGGTAGATTTTTTGGTTTGGGTATCTATGGCACTTCTTATGATGGAATTGAAGACCAAGAGGAATTTTTACGTGAAATCTTCCAAAAACAAATTGTGGTTTTTGTGTGATAGTATGAAAAATTTAAAGAAATTAATCAGGGAAGAGATTGATGATTCAATGGATTGGATCAGACAACATGACTTTCATTTGGATTTAATATCACAAAACAATAGAAAAATAAATTCATTATCAGAAGTTAAAAAAATACTGTTCAATCCGGCAGTAATGACTTCAAACCAAAAATTTAAAGATGTTGTGTATTATTTAGAGGATATGTATTATATGCCTGAAAATCTTGTTTTTGATCAATATCTTTCATATATAGAAATAAAAAAACAACCACTAGGTAAAGGTCTTTTTATTAAAAATGGTAAATATTTTGTTGGTCCATCAGTGAGTGATGATGAACTTATTAAAATGAGTGAAGAAGAAGGTTCTTTTTGGTATGAGGAATTTATTGGTACTTTTTTACCACACAAATTAAATAGGTAATCTATTTTCAGAAGCCATACTTCTTATATATCTTTTTAAATTGTTTACCATTTCTTTGTAATCAACTTCAGGAAAATCATTAGGATATCTTTCATGTAACATTTCTTGTTCACCAATATCACTACAACTATTATAGATATCACGAATCATTTCCAAATAGATTAACTCTTTGTCGTATTGTTGTTCAATATTGGTATTCATGACTTGACCCTCAAGTTCTTGAGTGTATTCAATCAATTCTTCAACAGAACCCAAGTCCATTAAATGTTCGTTACCTCTGAATATTTGATGTATACTTTTCATTCTAAATATTTTTATTAGTTTTATACCACAAATATATAAAAAATATATTATATTTGTAAGAACAAAAAAACAAAATCTATGGACTTCGTAAAAATCCCCACCACATCAAAACCAACATTTCAATTTGTACCCGAAGCACAACTACGTGGACAACAACTACGTGATTTTGTTTTCGCCGGAAATGCCCTCTTCACTGTTTTGAATAAAGAAAACGGTAATTACATTACATATAAAATCAAAAAACATAAAGATGAGGATGTTTGGTTTGTGAAAACTTTACACGGACACAACTACGCTTTTATTGGAACTTGTTTCTCCGATAAAAAATTTAAATATAGTTCTAGTTCGTATTTAGATATGGATGACAAAAAAGTTGTAACGATTGAATGGTTTTTACAAAACTTCTTCAATGACCAAAACAAATACCCGATGGTAGAAGTTTATCACCATGGTAAATGTGGGCATTGTTGTAAAACTTTAACCACCCCCGAATCAATCAAAACAGGTTTGGGTCCTGTATGTAGTGGTAGAAAATATAAAAAAGTGAATAGATAGGTCACTTTTTTTTTATTTTATTCGGTGGCAGAGTTACTTTACTCAACGGCAACTAACTTATGATAAAATAAATATTTTAAACATTAATTATTACTTTTTATTAGGTATTTATTACTATTTTTATATTAAATTTAAGATATTTAT